GCAGGTTGTAAGTTGCCTACATCTGACATCACCGAGGCCTTTGATTTTGATAAAATCCAGATCAAACAAGTCATAGATACGAAAGAAGCCTTGATCGAGTAATATTGTTTCTATGGGTTTAGGCAATTGAAGTATTTCGATAGGCGCATCACAAGCCATATAGTTCAAAGTTTTTTTATACTCATCGAACTTCTTAAGCACCTCCTCTTTTATTTTCTGCATTTGCATATCTTTTTCAAAGTTTATATTTACATTGGTCTCATTTTCTTTTAAATTTTCGTTATCAGACACAAGGAGTTTCCTGTATGACGGTTTCAAACCCTGAAAATACGGCCACTGAGCCTATTATTCAAGATAAAGTTGACACAAATATATCACAAAAAAATAGTGACACAAATATATCACAAAATCCCCCCATAGAGAATAAGGAAGGGGAGCAGGAAGATCCGAATTGGAGGGCATTCCGTGAGGCACGAAAACAAGACCGAGCACAAAGAGAAGCAGCTGAAAAACGAGCAGTTGAAAAAGAAAATGAGGTTGCGGCTCTTAAAGCTGCGATGGAGACTGCTTTCTCAAAATCCTCGCCTACTCCGGAAGCTTATCAACAATATTATGGATCGAACCAATCTTACGATCAACAAGAAGAAACCGAAGATCAAAGGATAGAGAAAAAAGTAAATAAACTCCTTGCTGATAGAGAAAATAAATATAGACAGGAGCAAGAAGAATATGAAAGGCGCGAATACCCGAATAAACTTAATAAAAATTACCCTGATTTTTCACAGGTGTGTTCACAAGAGAATTTGGACTATTTAGACTATCACTTTGCTGAGATATCACGACCCTTACAACGTCTACCCGACGGATATGATAAATGGTCAGATATTTATCATGCTGTCAAAAAATTAATCCCTAACCAAAATCGCCAGAAACAAGATTCGGCAAAAGCCGATGCAAATACTAACAAGCCTAAATCCATGTCGACTACACAACTAAGCCAGCCCGGTCACGCAAGCACAAGCTCATATCAAGAAATAGAGCAGCGTAGGGCAGAAAATTGGGCTAGAATGCAGAAAACTATCAATAGGATTGGATAATGGAGTAAGGCTCAGCCAGCCGGGCAGAGAATAGAGGACAAAATTGCATGGTGTAAGCAATTCCTAAAAGACCATGGAATAACATCTCTTGATTAAAATATTTGATACATGTAGTTTTAATTTAACGAAATAGAGAGATCGTACCTCTCAGACTGTAAAAATACCTCGTCAGTATAGCGCAAATTAGTTCGTTCGCAGCGAATAAAATTACAAACTATATAACGAGGTTTTTTTATGGCTTTTGCAACCGGAATAACCGGTATTCAGAACATGGCACCTGAGCTTCCATTGCAGGCGAGCGAGGATCTTTTGTCAACTCCAATGTTTAATTTGATACACTCGTTCGGTGTAGATCTCCATCATGCAGAGAGTTACGTCGGACAAACCACGCGCATGTCAAGATTTGAACGCCTATCAACTGATGGCGGTCAACTCGATGGAAGTGGAATTGATCCGTCTTCTGAGGTCCCTGTAAGAACCGACATCGACGCGAAGATGGAAATCTATGCAAAGTCGATCGTCACTAACGAGCAGATCATTATTTGGGAGAATTCCAAAACTCTAACCAAGTTTACCGCGCTTCTAGGCGGATGGCTGCGTGAGAAAGAAGACTTGCTTATGCGAGATCTTTTCTCTAGCTCAGTGTCTTACATCAATTGTACCGGCGGTTTGAACGGCGATCAGCCATCAAACATCAGTTTGAATGACGTAAACAACATTGAAAACATCCTACTTGGCAATGATGCAAGGTCAATGCTAACAAGTTTGGAAGCTACTAACAAGTTTGCTACAGCTGGCGTACGTGATGCGTTTATTGCTCTTTGCAGCACTAACCTATCATCTGATCTTCAGAAAGTACAAGGCGTACTGCTCAAGTCTGCATACCCAACACAAGAAGGGATCAGACCCGAAGAGTATTGCTCCATCTCAAGATTCAGGTTCTTTGTTTCATCTAAAGCAGCAAGGACACCAGGCATCTCTCTTAAAGGCAATACAGTCTACACCATACCTATGTACGGTCTAGAAGCTGCTGCCAAAATTGAGCAAAACAACTACACAGCCGTCATTGGATATCGTCCTCCTTGGGTGGTTTCTTCTGTAGCTCAAAACAGCCAGCTATACGCTAAGTTTGCGATTGCCCGCGCGATCACTAACCAAAACTGGATCTCTGGTTTGAACGTCACAACTTTCCAACCATCATAAGGAGATTAACATGGCTTTTACTCTTATCGATCAACAAACTTTTTTACAGCCTGCGACAGCAGTGACACAGTATATTGGCTGCCCGAGTGGTTGCGACTATTTTGTTAGCACTAACCTAACTCAGATGGCTACTACAAATGCCACTGGACGAGTTGTTAGAGGGGAATGGTATGGAGGCGGTCTATTTGCTGATAACGATGGATTGAGATGGACTAAAACCAACTCTACGTCAGGGATCAACATTGACAATTTCTCTACTACTACCGCATCAAATGGATTCACGTATGTGCCGATATTTCCTGCGCCACAAGCAGCATTGACAGGAACTACAATCACTAATGCCTCTCCAGCAGTGGCTACGGTGACAAACACCTATTCCGAAGGGGATCAAGTAATTATCTACAATGCAGTTGGTATGCAGCAAATTAGTGGAATGAGTTTCACTATTTCTAGTGTATCTTCAAGTGGTTTCACTTTGCTAGGTCTGAATACTCCCGGATCAGCCGCAACAGCTTTCACAGTGAGAAAAGTGGCTCCTGTTATGCCTGTACTACCACAGACATATCAAATCACAGGAATTACGCAAGCGTCCCAAGGTGTTGTGACTGTATCTCAGGTTCATAGTTATGTTGTTGGTCAGTGCGTGGAGTTTAGTATCCCGGCATCATGCGGAATGGTTCAACTCAACAACTTCAACCAACCACAAAGCAAACCTCCGATTATCACGGCTGTGACGGCTTACACCTTCACAATCAATGTTAATACGACGGGTTACACTGCTTTTGCTCTTCCTGCGAGTACGCTATCGCCAACAGCTCAACTGTTTCCGACAGTGGCACCGCAAGGGCAAAATGCTTCTTACAATCCTATTACAGGAGTGCAAACGGGATACAACTTTTTACAAGTTCCATTCCACAGCGGCTTGTTTATACCATACATGATTTTACCTGCCGGATTACTATCCCCGGGTGGATCAGGCGGGGATAGGATTGTGGTTGATATCTACAAGATGGAACGCGGAACTCTAAATAGTCCTGTGCCGTCATAGATAGTGCCAGTTTCCAAAAGGGTAGGAGCCTCCACTTCTACCCTTTTTTTAAAAAGGAGAGGGATGGCCAATCAGTATTTAAAACCCGTCATCACGGTTCCTAGCTCTCTGTTAATTACTGCCATCACGCAATCAATGCCGATGGTGGTCACAGTAGCGATAGGCAACACGACGACAGAGGCAAATACGTATATTGTTGGCATGGCTGTGAGGTTGTTTGTTCCGGTGAGCTATGGGATGCGTCAAGCTAATAACCTAGTAGGGACGATCACGGCGGTTAACGGTTCGAACTTAACGTTAGGCATCAACTCTTTATTCTTCGACGCTTTTGTCATTCCTACGGGAAAAACTGAACAACCTGCAAGTATCTCTTCTTTTGGATCGAGAAACCTGCAATATAACAACAACACTGACCTGGTACCTAGCCAGTCATTAGATAACATTGGGAACTAAATATATGGCAAAAGAAAAAAATAACATGGGCGGCATGAACATGGCCGAAATGAAAAGGCGGATTGGCTCATAAAGAAAATATTGAAAGTTCCATTAAAAGAAGAAAAGAAAAACACGGCATCAAATAAATCCATAACAAGGAGAACACATGTCAAACCAACTACTAATGTCAACAGCCGGCGGTGAGCTTCACGGCCTCATCAATACGCTAACTAACAGCGTTCCTTTCGACGACTTCAAGAACATGAAGCCAGAGCACAAGAAAGAACTACAATCCCAAAAGAAAGAAGATGCTCGCATGGTGAAAGCCGAGTATATGAACTCTATGGGTCGCCATGAGCGTCTTACTAAGCCTTATACAAAATATGCTGGCGATCCTATCTTGATATATCATTTGATCCCTGGAAAGGTGTATGAGCTGCCTTTAGGTTTCATTAATGAAGTTAATGATAAGAATAAACACATGAAAAAAAGAGAAGGCTTATTAAGTGTAGATGATAAAGAAGTTACTAAAGATGGTTCACCACTATCTAGAGACCAGGATGGAGATTGGATTCACAAGCTAGTGCCTGTACAGTTTACCTAATCTAGATCACAGAAAATACGGGGTAATATGGTAGTAGCACAAGCAAATACAACGCTCGGATTCATCATACAAAAAGTTAGAAGGCTGACTGCTTCCGCAAGTGAATCTGCTTTGTCTACTTCGGATATCACCGATGCTATCAACCGTTTTTATAGTCAAGACTTTCCATACGCCATTAAGATCGATCAACAGCGATCTGTTTATAAATTCCTAACGATCCCGAACGTCGATAGGTACCCTGTGGATGTAAATAATCTACAGGGTTTTCGCGCTCCGGTTTATTTTGAAGGAAGGCAAGGTAATCTATTTAAAAATAGGGATCAGCTATTCAATTTATATCCTCGCAATCCTACACAATTTCAACCTATTGCCGGGGATGGAGTAACTACAAATTTTACATTCTTACTTTTTGGCAATAATATAAATCCATTCCCTCAACCCAATTTTGGAATATTAAGCACGCAACTTGTTATCGGCGGCATTGATATAAATGGTAATCCTATCCGTATTATTGATGATGGAGGAGGAGTTGTTAATGGTTTTGGTATTGGTAGTAACACTACCCAGGGGCAGTTGTTATACATACAACAGAATAATGTTGGAAATAACGTTTACCTTGACCCTATAACGAACGCGCAGAATCCTGCAATTCCTGTCCTATCTCCTATACCTATTCCGTCACCGCCGGTGACATTAACGCCTCAATATTGCGGAACTGTTAACTATGTGACGACGCAGATTACAATCAATTTTCCTGTAGCTCCTGCACCTGGCACGATGATTAACGTATGGGCAGCGACATACCAACCAGGAAGGCCATATAATCTACTGTTTTGGAACAATGAGATCACGATTAGACCAGTTCCTGATAACGTTTACCTTGTCGAAGTAGAGACATACCAAACTCCATGTCAGTTTATGAATACTACAGACAGCCCTATACTTAACCAGTGGGGGCAGTATATTTCATACGGAGTGGCGTGTGAGATACTTAGAGAGCGTCAAGATGTCGAAGGGGTGCAGAACCTATTGGAAGGTTTTGCGCGCCAGGAATCGCTTGTATTGGAGCGTCAGTCTATAGAGGAGATTGGGCAACCTAACTACACGTTATTTAATGATACTAGTTATGGTGGTTGTTCTGGTGCAGGCTGGGGCAACGGAAGTGGTGGCTATTAATGGGTGCATATTCGCCATTAAAAGTGACGGGGATGGCCACTGGACTTGTCCAATCACGAGAGAATTTCCTATTACCCGATGATGCATATCCTACGTTACAAAATGCTTATGTATGGCGCGAGCGCATCAAACGCAAAAAAGGATATCAATTTCTAGGCAGACTACAAAGATCGGTAGCTATTAGCACGACATTAGTTGATGGATCAATTAATTTACTTACAGCATTAGAACCTACGGCATCAATTGCACCCGGTACAATTAGTTTAATGGGAGGCACTGACGGGACTTTATATACCGACACCCTTCGAAATGGCACTTTAACTGCGACAGGTGGCACAGGAACAGGCGGAACGATAAATTACGTCACTGGGGTTATTACGATCACTGCAGGGGCAGGAGAAACCCTTGTAGGAACGATCGGATATTATCCCGGATTGCCAGTGATGGGCATACGCACGAGAGAATTACAGAATAGCGCTAATGATGAGACAATATTTTTCGATCAGGTCTATGCTTATATTTACAACGCTTCTACTAGTTCTTTCATGGAATGGATACCTGGGACCACGTGGAATGCGCACGGGGGAAATGTTGCTGCTACGGATTTTTTTTGGTCGACGAATTACTGGATTGGCGCTCCTCTTATATCTATAGATTCAGTGCCGCCCGCTTATAAAACTGCATTTACGACAACGAATAAATTATTTTGGGTGACAAATAATACCGGTCAGTTTGGCCAAAATGCCGATCCACCAAGAATAACAGATGGTGTAACATGGATGGATTT